AGGCGACAGTTCCCTCCATCTGTCGATAAGACCACGGATAAAGCCCATGAGCTTAACAATGGCAGGTAGCGCGTCTCTACCGATTTCCAGTGCTAGCGTTCTAAGCTGGTTAATGAAGAGTGCCCACTGGACACCAGGCGTCTGCATCATAGCCTGGAACCGCTGGTTAAACTCTCCTGTGGAGTCGTTCACGTCAAGCTGCGCTTCGTGCAGTTCTCGATAATGCTTGACTAGCTGCACAAGCGCGCGACGCGCGTTAGCCTGACCAGTGATACCCTGACCACGACCGCGACCATTAGCGGTCATAATCTGGATAAAGTTCTGAAGACCCTGCCCCTGTGGATCAAGGCTTGCAATGCGCCTAATGATCTCTTCAAACGGAAGAAGCTGACCAGTTACATCGGTGATAGCGACACCGGCCTTAGCCATACCAGCCTGGAAGTCTCTGTTACCGAAAATGTCGATAAGACGTGCAAGCCCTGTGGCAGCTCTTTCCTGTGAAGGAATCAGACGGGTGATGAGCGCCATAGCGCCACCCATCTCCTTAAGACTGTAGCCCGCGCTCTGAGCAGCAGGCGCCACAGAGTTCATCATGGAGTCGAAGTCGCTAAGCTCCATCCTACCGATACGAACGATAGCGGCAAGATCGTCTAGAGTTTCCTGAACGCCGCCAGCAGACCGACCGAAGTTGTTAAGCGTAGTGATGAGAACGTTCGTGGAAGTCGGCAGGTCGCTACCAAACGCCACAGCTACCTTGTTAGTGGTAGCGAGCATCTTGATGCCCTGTCGCTCGGTAAGATCCATAGACGAGTAAAGCTGATAGAGTGCGTCAGCCATCTCAGTCTGTGAAGCAGGAAATATCTTCATCTGCCGCATGATCGCAGCTTCCAGACGACCGCCCGAAGCAATAACCGCGTCAACACCCTTACCTGCATTAGAAGCGATCTGAGTCGAAGCCTTCGTAACAAGAGTGCTGAAGTCTGCATACTGCTTAGAAGCAGCAGCGAACCCTGCTGTGCTTAGCAGCCCTCCGAAGGTCATAGCGCGGCCAGCGTGTGATATGCCTCTAGCGATGCCTTGTGCGCGTTCTGTGCGTTGCAGCGAAGCCATGAGTTTCTGCTGACGCACAAGATCGGCCATTACCGCTTCTTGCATCTTGAGTTGCGCGGTATGCCTCGCACTGAAGTTACTGATCTGTTCCTCGTACAACGCCCGTCTAGCACCAAGAACAGCGTCACGCTGATGCGTTGCTTCGATCATACGACTAAGGAGTAACTGCCTGTCAAGATCCTTAGAGTTGATCGCCCGGTTCATTCGCTGCTGAAGCCGCGAACGTGTAGTAGCGTTAGTAGTGAGGTCACGCTCCAACTGCAACATACGCTCGGTATGCCGCAACTGAGTCTCACGCTGCCTAGCACCAAGACCAGCCATACGAAGCTGCTGGTTGCCAATCCGCGATTGCATCTGCTGCATGCGGTTAGCAGCGTTACTAGCGGCACCAAGACCGCCCAAGTCCTTAGCGATGCGTCGTAGCTGTGCAGACGCTTGGTTCTGCACCTTAGCGATGATAACGATTTCAGTCGCTCTGACCACGCGCTCTCTTCTCTCTGGCCTCTCTCGCTTCGGGTGACCTTAGTTTGTCGCGCTCGTCCTTAAGCCTTTGTACTTCGCTTTCGGCTTCCAGCACACTACGCATTCGTTGTACGTATTGTCCTGGCTGTTGAAACAACCCGCCTGCCACCGGTAGCACATGAAACTCACGGCACAGGCGGGTTGTGTCAATCCACTTAACAACCTCAGTTATTAAGTCTCGTCCGAAACGCTTTCTAGCTCGTTTGTGGTATCCGTGTCGTTGCTTGGGATACTCGTCTGCAAGGAGGATGAGGACGGCGCAGGAGTAAAATCCTCGTTCTCCTCATCCTCTCCGTTAAGCTCGTCAATGAGCCTTTCGATTTCATGCCCAACATTCGGGCTAAGGCTACGAAGTGTCTCGGGCTTACTGAAGTCAAGAGGTACACCATTCTTGTCGGTAAGGTTATGACCGACAATACACTTCTTGAACTCGTAACTCCGTGACCACTGCTGCATGGACTCCATGAACAGTTTGTTGTCAACTTCGCCTTCTTCGCTTGCTTGTGCATACAAGCGTGAAGCACCGTCACGACGTTCCAGCATGTCGTAGTACGGTAGTTGGAGCAAGTCCACGTAACCGTCAGGAGGGCAGCTTTTCAGCTCCCTCCTGATCGGTTCGTGGCTAACTGTTGCGTCGGGCATCTTAGCCTCTCCTTTCCCGACTAGTTGCTATGCAATGTTCGTAGGCGACTTAACGCTGATTGCATACGCATCTCCACCAGTGATGTTGAGTCCGTGGCCGGTGAAGCCAGCAGACACAATATCCCCGATGCCAGGGAGTGTAACGTCGTATGCGTCGTAAGCGACTCGGTTCGCGTCGATCTGAACACCCTCGGTAGCGGCAGCAAGTGTCGCACCGCCGTTGAGCGAAGTAAGACGGAACGCCTTGGTAGTCGCTGCCTTGAAGTTATCGAACTCAGACTTGAGAACGAAGTCAAGCTCGGACTCGATTTCAAAGTCTGTCTTACCGAACTTAACGTAGCTAGCAGACCTCTGCGGCCTAATGCGGTTCTGAGCCTCAGCGTTGTGGTTAGCTCGGAACGTGAAGCCGTTGAAGTCGTTAACCGCTGCGGCAAACGCAGGAGTCGTACCAGCCGTATCGACGTAGACGGTATGAGCGTCTGCACCGAGAAGGCTAGGAGCGACCCAGGCGGGAGTACCGCTACCTGTCTGCTCACCAAGACCGATGACATTCAGGGTAACCATGAGAACACCACCGTCGATGGTAAACTCATAACCACCCACAGTGCAGCCAGAGTACCCAAAGAAGCCAGTACCCGGATTCGCAATAACCGTGACTGACATGGTACGCTGGACAGCACCGCTCGCTGCCGTACTAGTACCGCCCACAGCCGTAGGCGTGAACTTGTACGTATACGGGCCAGAACCGGACTTCGTGATAGCATGCCGAGAGCAGTACAAGAAGTATGGAAGGAAACGACAGTCAACCTCCATACGAATGTCGCCCTCTACATGGTAGTAAGAGGACTTAACATCTGAATCTGTAGCCTGCTGCCGAAGCTGCTGCGAGTAGTACTTATCTTCGGTATAGGCCAAAGACTCTTCTAGGATAGGCACCCACACCGTCGGCGCGACATAAGTGCCCATCGTGCTTTCAAGCGCAAGACCCAATGCACCTGAAGCGCCAATGGCGAAGGTACTCAACTATTCCTCCGTTTCGTTGGTAGGTACGTCAACCGGCTCGTCAGCCACAACATCGTCAAGTGGCGCAGGCTCAGTGTCTACCTTGTGAGCGGTGTGAGCGTCCGTAACCGACTTACTAAGCTCAGACTTGCCGCTCACCTTAACCATCTTATCGCCGGCGAAGAAGTCGCTAACGTTCATCTGCTTCTTGGCGAAGAAACCGAGTTCTGCTTCCTCGTCAAGCTCGATACTACCCCCATTAGGGATACGCAGCCCACCAACATCGAAGATGATACCATCCTCAAAGTCGGGGTTATGGTACTCAACCGTCTTAGCCATTCATCAACCTCCTAGACGTTCCGACCCATCGCATAAGAGTACCAGCGATGATTTCCTGGTTCTGCCTGCCTTGTGGGTGAAAACGACCGGGAGCAGTTTCAGCGATGTAACCGAAGACAACTCTGTTGCCCCAAGTATAATCGGACTCTAGCACTGCTTCGATCTTATCAACCATTAGCAGGTCTTCCCTGTTACGCGTCGAATGCGGCACAGTCATGTCGCCGTGGTAGACATAGATATCTACCGCAAAATCGACAGTGAAGTAACTCACACCCGGCAGCGTTTTAGTGCGTGGCCCAGGGACAACCACACAAGCCGGATACTGCGGCAGACGAGCCTCGCCGTACGCACCGACGAAAGCAATGCCCAACTCGCCAGCTTCGGTCTTAAGCTTCTCAATGAGCATATCTGTTACTTCAGGAAGTTTAGTCAGATAAGCCATTAGAACGACGGAAACAGTCTACGACCGAAACGTCCACCAACACGTTCTTGGACGATACCGGTACTAGGGTTGATAGCAATGTTAACGCCTTCATCGTACCAAGCGTCGAAGACTTCTACGATCTGTAGACCGGCTTCCTCGCTAAGACCGATAAACGGTCTAGCAGGCGTAGCGCGACCACGACCTTCACTACGCGCAAACTTCAGAGTCTTGCCTGTGGAGACTTGCCCCTTACCAGGCACAAACTCTGTAACTTCCTGCTCATCGAACTCACCGCTACCGTACTGATGAACACCCCAATACGGCGGCATATGCTCGGAAGACCACA